AACACTTAACAAAACAAGAAATTATGGGAAAGAACAAAAAGCGCAACAGATGGAACAGCCAGCCACGCAAACAGGAGAATCCGCTGGCACAGCAGCAGAAAATGGTAGCACCAAAAGCGGTGCGTGATTATTGGGCGAACAACCTCACGCCAGACGAACAGCAGATATTCAACACCCCGATAGCGGTGGCACAGCAGGCAGGAGTCATGCAGCGACTCGGATATCTTACAGTCGCATTCCTTCACATTCACAGCGTACAGAGCCTCCTGTACGGAGAGATGCAGAACATCGTCGAGGATTGGGGATTGCTCATCAAGGGAGTGCAGCCCGTCATCAATTCCCTGCAGAACAGCGAGGACAAATTCTTCAACGTCATGCACGACCTTGTGAAGAACCAGAGCACAGGCATCAAGGAGGCCTACACCCAGGACGTGGACGCATTGTTCGACAGAATCACCCGATGGGAAGGAATCCCAAAGGTCTGGAAGCCTGGCGACGAACAGAAGCTGGAGGGAAGAGCGAGAATGGACGACATCATCGGCAGCTTGAAGCAGGGAGTCTTGAAGCTGAAGGAGCAGGACATGGAGCCAGAACCAAAGGAGGAAGCGAGAATCTTCTACGCCATCGCAGAGATGAACGAGGATGAGACAAGCACCATCATCGAGCAGGATATCGCCAACAAGGGAATGGCTGCCATCAAAGCCAGGAACCTCGCCAAGAAGAACCCCGACAAGATGTACGTCCTTTTCGAGCAGCGCATGCAGGTTCAAGAGACATGCCACATGACACCATTCAAGGCAGTACAGAAGCCAGCCGACCAAGACGAGGTGGTGAACGTAAAGATAGAACCAATGAAAAAAGGCAAGAAGCCGAAGGAGGAGTAACATGAGCTACATAGACGAATTCATAAAATGGCTGAACAGCCACACAAGCGAGAATGGAGACCGAAAGAGGTACACCTTCTCGCAGTCACGAACAAGAAGACAGGAAAGGTCTGCGATATTGCCGTGACACACGACGTCCCTCCATTGAAGGAGAGAAAATGGAAACTGCAATGCATGTACCCAGAGAGCGAATACAGCTACGAGCGCATGCAAACCGACATCAGAAACATAACAAAGCCAATGAGTGGAACAGGACATAGACTGCAGAGCACGCCATGCGCACATTGCGGTCACGCTTACGAGAGTATAAACACTTGGGTCTGCGGCAAGACAGGGAAGCCGATATTCAACGGCAACCCTCCATGCGATGACCTCACAGACAAAAGACAGGAGCTGAAATGGAAGAAAGAAGAGACAAAGAGTACATAATCGAGGTGACAGCTGACAAGGAACAGCAACAACAGGCTATCCTCCGTATTGCAATAGCAACAGGCATCGAAACCGAACGAATCGAAAATTGCATAGCCAAGCTGGAGAGCTGCCGAATCCTAACGGAAGAGCGCAGTATTTACGTGGATACCAGAGGACGCATTCAAGAAGATATCCGAGATTACTACTGCCCAGAGAAGCTGGAGGATAAAGGATACTACTACTGCACAACCGACATCGAGCAGGAGATCCTGGAGGAGAAGCTACAGAATAAGCTCCGTCGCTTCCATGCCAGCAGGAAGCATCTGCCAAGAACGGCTCCAAAGGCAAAGCCATGGAGCTGGAACCGAATAAGGAGCCGCCCGAACACCAAGCACGGCTACCATTAGCCGATACCTCCACCACCTCCTCCGAAATGAGGGGGAGGGTTTGGGAGGGGGTGCGTGTACCCACATACACGCAAGCAGGCGCACACCCACATGCACGCACACATACCCAAGCGCACACGCATAGGAAGACGCAGGCAGCACACACAACGAACGGAACACAAACAGACAAACAGAAACAAAGGAGAAAAAGACAAATGACGAACATGGACGTATTGCTGATTTTAGGCATCGTCGCATTCTTGGCGATGTACGCAGCATGGATGTGGGACGAGGTGAAGAAAGCAACACCCAACCCATACGATAGCGAAGAGAGCCAAAATAAGGGCGCACAAGCGCACGAAATGACCTCGGACGAGGAAATACCAAGCAACGAAACAAAAACGCAGCAGGAGGCAGGAAAATGAACCACAAGGAACAAATTATCATCGGAATTGACCCAGACGTCGATAGAAACGGCATCGCAATGCTCGACATGAGCACCCACAGCCTACAGGTTCAGATGCTCACCTTCCCGAACCTCCTCGACTTCATCAAGGAGAAATACCGCCAATTCGCAGAAATTGACAAATGGGACTTCAAGGTCATCATCGAGGCTGGATGGATGAACCGAGGCAACTACCACATACAGAGATGGCAGGGAAAGCAGGGCATCGCCAGCCTGGGCGTAGACCAAGGACGCAACGAACAGGTCAGCAGAACCATCGGGCAAATGATGGAGCATTGGGGCATCCCCTACGAGTTCAAGAGACCGCTACCCAAGTGCTGGCACGGCAAAGACCGCAAGATCACCAAAGAGGAGCTGGAGGAAATAACTTTACAGAAGCTGGGCAGGCTCAACCAGGAGGGGCGAGATGCCGCCCTGCTCGCCTGGGACTACGCTGGGCTGCCAATGCGCATCACGAGCGCAACCCTCCGAGGGCAGCCTTCACCGAAAAACCCCATTTTTTCACGGAAATAGGCACAAATTGTGTTAATTTTCTCCCGAAAGTAATTACATTATAACCACTTTTTCTTAAATTTGCGGCATGAGACAGAAGCAAGACAATACAAAGGACGTCCGAGAGGAGCAGGAGCACCTCTCGGATTTCATGGGTGATATCGGCAACTTCGACCTCCCAGACCTCGACCTCAACCTTGTGGACTTCCTGCCATCGGACGAGACGGAGGAGACAAGGTACACCCTGCCAAAGGTGGTACCGATGAAGGAGGACTTCGTGATGTACGACAATGCCCAGAAGATGGCGAAGGAGCTGCGCCTGGGATTCGGGGAACGCTTCGATGCATTCGTGAGCGGTTCCTTCATATTCGGGGACTTCATCGAGGCGTACCTAACAACCCAGCGAGCCTGCGCCAAGAAAATGACGATAAGCACGCTTTCGCTTAGCCAGAACAACGTGGACAGCCTGCACACCCTCATGGATAAGGGCTACATCGAGGAATTGAACCTCATCATTAGCGTTTATTTTTGGGGCAACGAGCGAACAAGCCTGATTCCGTACATTTACAAGCAGCTGGACATTGGCGACCGATTCCAATTAGCGGTGGCAGGAGTACACACCAAGACCGTACACTTCGAGACCCTGGGAGGGCGCAAGATTATCATGCACGGATCTGCGAACCTCCGAAGTTCAGGTAACATCGAGCAGTTCACCATGGAGGAGAACCCAGAGCTGTACGATTTCTACGATGACCACTTCAGCAGGATCCTCGACAAGTACGCCACCATCCGCAAGCCGATACGCAACAGCAAGGCGTGGGATCTGTTCACACGCATGACATTCGATAAAAGTTAAATTTCAAAAACAAAGGAGAACGAGCCATGAGTAGTAGCGGTTCAGAACACAAGAGCGGAGGCAGCGTCCTCCACGGCAGCACCAAGGCATCGGGGCGAGCAAAGAGCGTCCTGCCATTCCCCGCATTCAGCGGTGGTGCCGCACCATTTTAACAACAATTCCAGACAGGAGAGGCGAGCCTTGAAGAAGGGCTCGCCTTCACTGCTTAAACCAACGAAAGACAAAAAGCATGGACACGACAACAGCAGATATTCAGAGAAGGGACATGGACATCACCCAGCTCCACCCGAACCAAGGACAGGTGGAAGGGCTGCCTAAGAACCCACGATTCATACGAGACCCGAAATTCAAGAAGCTGGTAAAGAGCATCCAGGACGACCCCGAGATGCTGGAGCTTCGAGAGCTTATCGTTTATGACACCCAGGATGAGCGAGGATTCGTCATCATTGGCGGTAACATGAGATACGAAGCCCTGCGCAAGCTGAAATACAAGACAGCCGTCTGCAAGATTCTCCCCCACGACTTCCCGATGGATAAGATGCGACGCATCGTCTTGAAGGATAACTCCAGCTTTGGAGAGACGAACTTCGACGACCTCATCAACGATTGGAAGCCAGAGGAGATAGATGCAGCTGCCATCGACGTCCCAGACATTCCCGACCCAGAGGAGGAAGAGGAAGCGAAGGACGATGGCTACGATGTGGCTGGCAACACGCCAAAGAAGGCGACCAGCAGGACAGGCGACATCTACCAGCTCGGCATGCACCGCCTCATTTGCGGAGACAGCACAAAGCAGGAGTTCCTCGATGCCCTCATGGACGGAGAACAGGCAGACCTGCTTGTAACTGACCCACCATACAACGTGGACTACCAGGCGAAGGGAAAGATGAAAATCGCCAATGACCACATGGCAGACGAGAACTTCGTGGCATTTCTCACGGACACCCTGCAGAATGCCAACGACAGCATGAAGCCAGGGGCTGCCTTCTACATCTGGCATGCGGACAGCCATGGCTTCAACATCCGAACAGCCGTGAAGAACATCGGATGGGAGACACGCCAATGCCTAATCTGGAACAAGAACAACCTCGTCCTCGGTCACAAGGACTACCAATGGAAGCATGAACCCTGCCTGTACGGATGGAAGGAAGGAGCTGACCACTATTTCACCAACAAGCGAAACCTCACCACGGTGCTCGAGCAGAAGCTGGACATCGAAAGCATGAGCAAGGCAGAAATGAAGGACTTGCTCCAGCAGCTATTCGGAGGCGACATCCCGACAAGCGTAATAGACTGCAACAAGCCGAATAAAAGCCCTGATCATCCAACCATGAAGCCTGTACCGCTGATTGGCAAGCTCATCAGCAACAGCAGCAGGGTAAAGGATATCGTCCTCGACATATTCGGAGGAAGCGGAACCACCCTCATCGCAGCGGAACAGCTGGGCAGGTGCTGCCGCATGGTGGAGTTCGAGCCGATATACGTGGACGTCATCATCAAGCGATGGGAGGAGCTCACCCAGCAGAAGGCTGTCCGCATCGGCAACATCCTGGAAGATAAGCAGCGAGAGGTAAGCACCCTGCTGCCTGCCCAGGAACCTGCCAGCACCAAGACCAAAAAATCGAAGAAGAAGGAGGAATAAGCAATGCCAAGAGGAAAAGAGACAATGACGGAAAGCCAGCTCGCCAACATCGAGATCCACAAATGGCAGAAGGGACAGAGCGGTAATCCGAAGGGCAAACCGAAGGACAGGGTCAAGGCACTCTTGAAGCAGGTGCTCCCAAAGAGCAAGCTGAAGAAGAGCGAAGGACTCACCCAGGACGAAATCAACACAATCGAGAGAAGCATCCTCGCCATGGAGCTGTCGGACTTGCAGGTATTGGCGAAGGCAGACGAAACGCCAGCCTACGCAAAGACGCTGGCAATGGCTGCCATCATCGACATGAAGAACGGCAAGACAACCACCGTGGACAGGCTGATGGACAGACAATACGGAAAGCCGCAGCAGAAGGTGGACATCACCTCCAACGGCAAACAGATCCAGCAGGGGACACCGCTCACCAGGGAGGAGCAAATCGAGTATTTGAAAAAGCTGGAGGAGGAGTACTAGCATGATGCACGACACCGAACTGCAAAAGATGTGGGTACTGCAGAACCCCCTCAACTTCACTCGGTACTTCTTCAAGGAGAACGGAGGCAAGCGGTTTATTGTCGGACACCACCACAAAAGAGTATGCGATGCGCTCGATAAGGTATTGAGGGGCGAATGCAACAAGCTCATCATCAACATCGCACCACGATACAGCAAGACCGAGCTGGCGGTTAAGAACTTCATCGCCATGGGACTCGCAATCAATCCAGCCTCCAATTTCATACACCTCTCCTACTCCAGCGACCTGGCAGTGGACAACTCCATCGCCATAAAGGACATCGTGAACAGCGAAGCATACCAGGCGATGTTTGAAACCAGGGTGAAGTATGGAAGCGACACCAAGGCTCAATGGGACACGGAGCAAGGAGGAGGCGTCTATGCAACCTCCACCCTCGGACAGATAACAGGTTTCGGAGCTGGAGAGGTGGACAGAGTGGACGAGCATGGCAACCCACTGCCCTACCGATTCGCAGGAGCCATCATCATCGATGACCCTATCAAGCCAGAGGATGCGCTGAGCGACGTGGTGCGTGAGCGAGTGAACCGACGATTCGAGACCACCATCCGAAACCGAGTCAACAGCCGAAACACGCCAATCATCATCATCATGCAGCGACTCCATGAGCATGACCTTTGCGGCTACCTCCAGGAGATCGAGCCAGACGATTGGACGGTCGTAAGCCTTCCATGCGTCACCATTGACGAAGACGGACACCGCCAGCCGCTCTGGGAATTCAAGCACACCCTGGAGGAGTTGGAGAAGATACGCCTCGCCAACTCCTTCGTTTATGAGACGCAGTACATGCAGAACCCGACACCAATCGAAGGTCTCATGTATTCCCATTTCAAGACCTACGACACCATGCCGATAGAGGCACACATGCCAAGGCGCAAGTGCTACATCGATACAGCGGACACAGGAGCCGACTGGCTCTGCGCCATCTGCTACGAGGAATACGAGAGCGGATGCTACGTGACGGATATCGTATTCACCAACAAGAGCATGGAGTACACCGAACCAGCCGTAGCAAGAATGCTGGTGCGGAACCAGACGCAGGAGGTCGTGGTCGAGAGCAACAACGGAGGTCGAGGATTCAGAAGGAACGTGGAGAAGCTGGTGCGAACCCTTGGCAATTGGGACATGGTCTTCATTGACCTGGCACAGACCGCCAACAAGCAGACCCGAATCTTCACTAACAGCTCGAAGGTTCAGAACATGGTCTTCTACCCAGAAGGATGGGAAGACCGCTGGACGCATTACGCCAACGCCATGAAGTCATACCGTAAGGAAGGAGGCAACGAGCATGACGATGCGCCCGACTGCACCACAGGCATCGTGGAACGTTTCGGATTGTTCACCTCGGCAGAGATTACGGATGAGGAAGAAGAAGAAATCGAGGACGAAGTTTATTAATTAACAAAACATAGGAGACAAAGCAATGCCAGACATTAGAGAAATTATCGATAGAGAGAACAGACAGCCAGGAGCGATCATCGAGGACTTGCGACAGAAGAACATCGAGGTCATCCCCTGGAAGCTGCTCGAGAAGGAGTACAACCCAAAGCTGCACCCTGTTTACACAGACAAGAACTACAGAGACAAGACACGCAGAGGCAAGACCGAGCGCATGACAAGAGTGACATACAACATTCAGAAGCTGGCGGTGAAGCGCATAAAGGAGCTGATGTTCACAATCCCCGTCAACCGCAAATACACCACTGCGGATGACGACGAGAAGAAGGCAGCAGCCATCATGGAGGCGATTTTTCAGAAGAACCGAATTAACGCCTTGAACCTTAAGCGTTCCCATAAACTCTTTGCGAGCTGCGAGATGGTCACCATTTGGTACGCCCAGCTGCAGGACACCACATACGCAGGCTACCCAAGCAAGCTGAAACTGCGCTGCCGCACCTTCTCGCCATTGGACGGAGACATCTTGTACCCACTATTCGACGAATACGATGACATGATAGCACTCAGCGTCCAATACACCAGGAAGAAAGGAAACGACACCGTAACCTACTTCGATACCTACACCAATGAGTTCCACTTCCGCTGGATCAACATGAACAGCAACGGATGGAAGGAAGACATCGTACCAGAGCCTATCAATATCAAAAAGATAGCAGGCATCTACATACACCGAGACCTCCCGATCTGGGAAGACCAGAGCGACAACGGCTACGAGCTGGAATGGACGGAGAGCAGAGCTGGCAACTACCTCCGCAAGAACAGCCGACCGACATGGGTCATCTATTCGGACAGCCAGAATGTGACCGCTCCAAAAAACAAAAAGCAGGAGCCAACCGACGACAACGCAGGGCGCAACGTCCTCCGATACGGCAAGGGAGACAAGGCTGGGTACGCAACCTGGAGCCAGGCTACCGATGCACAGAAGCTATTCACGGAAGAGCTGAGACGCAATATCCACACCAGCCTCCAGCTGCCAGACATGAGCATGGAGCAGATGAAAGCTACCCCGATGAGCGGAGAGGCACGCAAGATGCTCTTCATCGATTGCCAGATGAAGGTCACGGACGAGAGCGGAGATTGGCTGGAGTTCTTCGACAGAGAGGTCAACGTGGTACGAGCTTTCTGCAAGATCATGTACCCAGAGCTGGCGCAGGCTTTCGAGACATTGACCGTCACCAACGAGATTACAGCCTTCCAAATCAATGACCGCAGCCAGGAAATCAAGGACATGAGCGACGCAACAGGAGGAAAACCAATCGTGTCACGAAGAACCGCCATCCGCAGGCTCAAAATGGTACCAGAAGAGGAGGTCGAGGAGGAAGAGAAGAGAATCGAACAGGACGAGGCAATGGCAAACGATGCCTTCACCAACGAACCAACCATGTAAAGGATTAGAATATGCCAAAGACGTTCACCATAGGCACATACGACAAGAAGCACAAGGAGAACCTCGCAAAGAGAGCCAGGAAGGTGCAGCAGCTATACGATGCAGCCATCAAGCGCATCGCACAGGCAGCTGCGCCCTCGATCTTTGATGCCGACCCAAAGAAAGAGTTCCACTTCGAGGACTTCCCTGCCTTGAAGAAGGAGATGGAGGCACTCATGCAAGACCTCGGAAGCAGCCTCCAAGCCAACATCGAGGACGGAGACCAGGAAAGCTGGACGCTCTCCAACACCAAGAACGACGCAATGGTGGACTCCATCATCGGCAAGAAGAAGCTCCCAGCGAAGACCGTCAAGGCTTGGAAGCACCCACACCTGGACGCTCTCAACGCATTCATCGCACGCAAGGAAGCAGGAATGAATCTCAGCCGCAGGATCTGGAACCTCACCCAGCAGTTCAAGAGCGAAATGGAGCTCGCCCTGGAATTGGGCATGGGCGAAGGAAAGAGTGCTGCCGCTCTGAGCCGAGACGTTCGAAAATACCTTGTCGAGCCAAACAAGCTATTCAGAAGAGTACGAGATAAGAGCGGAGCTTTGCGCCTCTCCAAGGCTGCAGCCGCATACCACCCAGGGCATGGAGTTTATCGCTCCAGCTACAAGAACGCCCTCCGAATGACAGCGACCGAGAACAACATCGCCTACAGGACAGCCGACCACAACAGATGGCAGGCTCTCCCTTTCGTCATCGGCATCGAGATCCATATCAGCAACAACCACCCGACAGAGGACATCTGCGACCTATTCGACGGAAAACGCTTTCCAAAGGACTTCAAGTTCACAGGATGGCATCCATGGTGCAGATGTTATGCAGTTTCCGTCCTCGCCAGCCAGGAGGAGATGGACGCATACACCACCGCAATCATGAACGGAGAGGACGTGAGCCATTGGAAGTTCACAGGGCAGGTGGAGAAAATGCCAAAGGAGTTCAACAAATGGATGAAGGACAACCAGGCAAGAATCGAGAACGCCACCTCCATGCCCTACTTCATCAAGGACAACTTCAAGGACGGAGATCCTGCCAAGGGACTGCGATGGGAAGGCGTGGAAAAATCCAACAAGAAGGATGATGCAATTGTGGTGACACCGAAGAGCAAGCCTACGGACGAATGGAAGGGCATCAGCAAGAACGACAGAGAGCTCCTGGAACTCGTACAGACAGAAGGCTGGACGGAACAGAACCAAGACCACTATCGTGACTTGCTCGACAAGGCATACGACGCAGAAATGAAGAAGGCAAATCTCAAACCGACAAGACTGCGCACAAAAGCAGAGGAGGATGCCGTCGATAGCTTCAGACAATGGGGATTTGAGGAACTTAATGAGGCTCTACGAGCAGGAAAACCACTTACTGCAAAGCAAAAGGAGGTACAGGAACAGATAGACAAGATAATGAGCAGAACAACGCTGAAAAAAGATATTGTCGTATATCGAGGAACAAAGGATACTCCAATAGATATCAATCCAGCATACTCCAGCACGACAACACGAATCACCATCGCAGAGCACTTCTCGTCTGAAATGTACGGTTCAAAGCACCTGTACGCATACCGCATACCGAAGGGTACGCACTGCCTGATCATTGGAGGCGCAGAGGATGAAATCGTTCTGCCACGAGGCTTTAACCTTGGGCAATACAAGATAGGCGCAAAGGAAACAAGCCCTGTAATCATCAAGAAGCCAACAGCAAAGGAAATCGCTGCCAAGCGACATGCAGCGAGACCAGCGAACAGATAGACGATATCAAGGACGCATGGAGAGAAAGAAGACTCGATGCATACGACAACCGCTGCAACCAATTGATGAAGACGCTCACATATAGCCAGGGACAGACACTCCCGGCATTGACGAAGAGACAGGTAGCCCTGCGCAATGCCATAGGCAAGGACGCACCCGTGAAAGAGGTCGAGGCTTTGTTTGCTAAATTCGAGAAGGGCGTGAAAGCACAGAACGAATGGGACACCCAGGTATGGGGTAGCTTCAGCAAGGAGCAAATCGCCAACATGAAGGACATCGAAAAGAGCCTCGGAATCAAGAAGGGAAGACCGATGACCTACGAGGAAGCAGACAGGCAGAGCGCAAATCCTCGACATGTAAATGAATACATCGCTGATGCAAGTTCAAGAATCGAGGAAAAGGACATAAAATACCTTTGCGCAAATATGAGAAAAGACCCAATATTGAAAGATGGAGCAATAAAGGTCAGCGACAAATTGCTGAACATTAAATACGTTTCAATCTTTCTTAAATGACGAAATGACATCAAGCGCAATAAAACCGCCAACTTTGGTAATTTCACCATTTGAATCAAGAACGAGAGCGACAGGGAAACCTGTCTTCTCGTTTTTTATGTAGGCAGAGAAACACGAAGCTCCGTCCTTTTCCCCAATTGGAGAAACGGAATAAGCAGAACCAAGATTCTGGCTAACGAAATCTAATATTTTCTTTGAAACCTGCATAAGCCAATTTTTGCGGCAAAGCAAATTTACGAAAAAAGCCCGAAACACCCAAGCGAAAAAGCGGTTATTTTCCGATTTTAAGGTTAATTCACGTTAAAAAGTAATTACCACATAACCACTTTAACGAAAAAAGCCGTAAATTTGCGCCATTACAAATTTGTATAACCAAACCAAAACGTAAAATTTATGTTTGAAAAGATTTTAGCAGGACTCAAAACCAAATTTCCAGGGGTTGATTCCAAAATTCTAGAGCGGATAGCCAAGAAGAAGGCTGAGACGACAACCACGGAGGACGAAGTGAAAACCGTCGTAGATGGGGTGACCTTCCAATCCATCATAGACAGCGAAGGCGACAGACGAGCGAACGAAGCCCAGAGTTCAGCCGTTAGCAACTATGAGAAGAAGTACAAACTGAAGGATGGCAAGCCTAACGAGCCACCACAGCAGCAAGACACACCACAGCCGCCTACACCGCCAGCAGACGGGGAAGACAGCGAGGTGTTGAAGATGCTCAAACAGATCCAGCAGGACAACCAGCAGCTGCGAACCGAAATCAATGGCATGAAAACCAAGGAGCTCGGCAACCAGCGCAAGGATAAGTTCAGCGCATTATTTGAAGGAGCATCCGACAAATTGAAGGAACGCTACATGCGAAACTACGACCGACTCACCTTCAAGGACGACGAGGACTTCAACGGCTGGCTCGACCAGCAGAAGCCGTTCATCGAGAGCGACATCAAGGAGGAGAAGGCGCAGGGTGCCAAGACCACACCACCTGTCGGTGGCAAGCGCAAGCCAGGCGAAGAGGCAGACCCAGCGGTCACCGCTTACCTTAATGCAGAGGCAAGACGAGAGGCACAGACGGCATCGCCTGTAATCATCGGACTCGCCCAACCAGCAGCGCAGGAGGCACCACAGCAGTAGCCAAGTTAAACATTTAAAAGGGAAAAAGCCATGAACAGAATGTTCAAGCACCAGGACGCAGCTCCAGCCGACCCTATCATCTTCGAGACAATCACATCGGAAAAGCCAGGAGGTGGACTCGTCAAGAACCCAGAGTTCGATTTGAAGCCAGGTCTCGCAATGGGACAGGACGCAAGCGGACTCTACGTCCCAATCAAGGGATACCGCCTCGTAACAGAGTGCAAAGAATCTGACACCACTATCAAGATTGCCAAGGGTAGCGGTATCAAGAAGGGAGACGTAATCGCCCACGGCAAGGTGGGTGTCGCCTGCACAGAGGTTGACACCACCAGCAGCGACGATTACGATGTTGTAACCGTGACGATGGGCGTGGCAATCGCCCAGGACACCGTCCTCTACCAGGCAGCCAGCGCAGCGGACGGAAGCAAAGAAGAAGAGGCTGCACCAATCCACAAGCCAGAATACATTCTCGGCAATTTCATGGGCAACCTTGGCAAGGCTGGAGAGGGTGACTTCGAGGCTCGACTGATTAGAGCCGCAAGCCTTCGCAAGGAGACAGCACCTGTCGCTGCAGAAATCGTGGATTTGATGAAGGGCACCACGCTCGATTAATTAACACAAAGGAGAAAAGAAACAATGGAAGCACCATTATTCGACATTGACATCCCTGGAATGCAGGCAACCGTAAACAAGTTCCAGCCAGGTACAGGTCTAGCATGGGCTACCCTCTTCCCATTGAAATACACCCGAAAGTTCGATATCAAGGGCTTGGAGGGTGACGAGGGAATCCCTGTAGCTGCCGATCGTGTCGCATTCAACACCAAGGCTCCAAAGAAGACACGCCAGAAGGTTGGCACATGGAGCGGTAAGCTCTCCAAGTATTCCGTGAGCCGAGACAAAGACGAGATTGAGATTAACGAATACCTCGATTCACAGACACTCGCTAACTCAGCAACCGAGAACCAGCAGGAGAAGCAGGAACTCGTTAACATGGTCTACGATGACGTTTCATTCGTCCGCAAGGCGATGGACTACAAGGTGGAGCTGGACTGCATGCGCATCGCATCAAGCGGTGTACAGACCTTCCCAGAAAAGATTGAAGGCGACATGGCATCACAGGACATCATCGACTTCAACGTACCGAAGGGCAACTTCATCGGTGTGAATATTTCGGAGGTCAAGGCAGGAGCTGTCGTTAAGAAGAAGGGCTACGAATGGAGCGATGAGGAGAACGCAGACGGACTCCTCGACCTCGCCAACGCCCAGGACATGATAGCAAAGCATGGACTCACCAAGCCACGCTACGCATTCATGGAGAAAGCGAAGTTCCAGCAGCTGGTAGCACAGAAGAAGACAGCCAAGCGTTTGTACCCACAGGTCAACGACCTGTCCATGATTACAGCGGACATGATCACGCTGGAAAAAATCAACGCCTACAACGCAAGCCCAACCCGAGGCTATCCGCAGATTATCGTCCTCGATACCTACGTAAGCCTCGAGCACAAGGACGGCAGCAAAGAGACCATCAAGCCATGGAACGTGAATGTGGTTACACTTTCACCAACCATCCAGCTCGGCTGGACTTATTACAAGAACGTCCCAATGGTACAGAACACCGCTGCCCTGCAGGTTTATGGCGGTTTCTACAAGGTGACACGCTACAGCGAGGTCAACCCACAGACCGAGACCACCATAGCAGAGGCATACGTTCAGCCAGGACTCATCAACCGCAAGTCTCTCGTCTTCCTCAACACCGCAAACCAAACGTGGGCGAACGGAGAGGCGAGCGCATAACAACGTTTTATAAACAAGCAGCATGAAGACAAGCAACGCAATTAAAGCAATGAGCAGCTACCCGATACCAGCAGCGACGATTGAGAACATCATCGATGAAGCTGGGCTGGATGCAGATGCTGACATCACCAGGGAGGTGCGAGCAAGCAACGAGTTCAAGAAGGCGAAAGCCCTCACATACGCCTTTCTTGCCGAAGCTCCGAACATCACCCAGGGAGGAATCAGCTACACATTCAACGAGGACGAACGCTCACGCTTTGCCAAGAAATCGAACAGCCTGCTAGCAGAGCTGGGAGAGGACGAAGCAGGAACAGATATCCCATGCGGCTACATCGGGGAGGATTTCTGATGATTATACAGAACGGCTTTCTTTTTACTTACGATACCACTGGAGGGGGAATGCTTCACGGCATCCCCCAAAAGGTGGAAAACAAGCTGACCACCAAGGGAATCCCTTGCAATATCGTAAAAAACAAGAGCGACCACCAAGGCACGTACCAGGACGGCAAGTTCAAACAATTTGCAGCCAAGGTATTAATCGAACCGCAGGACTTCACCGCCAAAAGAGTGAAGCTAACCGACAACCGAGGCGTGGATCTCGGAGAGTTTGAAGTGCAGGACATCACCTACCTCGAAGCAGTAGAAGCATTGCAGATCACCGTCTAAAAGATTTCACCATGCCAATTAAACCCAACTTCACGCAAGCAGACATCCGAGCAAGGATGAACGCCATGATAGAGAACAGGAAGCAAGCCATCATCGCCCAGCTTTTCTACATTGGGGAGGAATGCCTAACCCAAGCAAGGAGCGGACACAAGTACTTGAACCAGACAGGCAACCTATGCAGCTCTATCGGCTACTGCGTCCTCGTGGATGGCGAAATAGTACACGAGGGAGAATGGAAAGCCGTGAATGGAGGCAAGGGCGACGGGACAGAGGGAAAGAAACAAGGCGTCGCTTTTCTTCATGAACTTGCGGCAAAGCAGACAACACAAGGCATTGTTTTTCTGATGGTAGCAGGAATGCCATACGCCCAATACGTCGAGGCCATGAGCCTCGACGTTCTCGATACGAGCGAGCAGATGGCAGAACGCAAAATCAAGGCAATGCTTAACCGATTATTCAAAACGAAGTGACAATGGCAAGCAAAGGAACGACAACAATAGAAATGGACATGTACGCAGCCCTTGAAGAGCTGATGGGACGTACGATTCAAGGAACATTCTACCCCAGCGAGCTGCGACCTATCGAAGCCAAGACCGAAGACGCAGTCCTTACATGTTCAAATGCCACAGCAGGACAGATCCAGGAAGGCAGGGCTAGGCTCAACATATACGTCCCCGACATCAATAACGGAGGAGCGAGCCCGGTACCCGACAAAGCCAGACTGATGGAGCTGGAGGCAATCGACGAACAGGTGCTGCAGACCCTTAATGATTCCTGCACCGCCTACATCTTCGACAAGTTCCAGGCAACGGCTACCATTGCGGTACCAGAGAGGAACGAGCACTTCGTTAACATCGGGATTCATTTTAGATTAGCAACATTTTCATAAACAAGGAGAACAAGCACATGGCAGATTCAAAGAAAATCATCATGGCATGGGGCAAGTGCAAGGTCGAGATTGGCGACACAGGAGAGAACGATGCATTCGCAGCTACACTCTTCAACGTCGGCACCATCAAAGACCAGACAACGACCCTCACGTCCAACGATGGCGACCAGCTGCAGATGAAGGCAACAGGAGGCGAAGTCGTGGCGCAGGAAGACCTCGAAGGAACACTCGAGGTGGAGACTACCGTCATCGAGCCAACTGCGGAGCTTTACGAGAAGCTGGGCATTGCAGCCAAGGACGCTGATGGCGAACAGAAGGTCAAGACCCACATTGTGCCAGGAGACAAATCGATTAAGATTACCCCACACAACAAGGGAGCGAGAGGCATCAAGGCTCCGCTCTGCCGCATCAAGGTAGCACCAGCGATGGACGAGCAGAACGGTAACGCCATCAAGATCACCGCTTCAATCTTCAAGACAACAGGCGTATCAGAGACACCAGCATCGGGTGATACAGAAGCAGTTGACAACAACTATTGGTACTCCCGTTTCACAACCAAAGAGGCTTTGAAATAACCCATAATTTCATCCAAGAGCAGGAGGAAGCGACAGAGCCACCCTCCTGCTCTTTCACTTTAATAGCATGGAAGAACAGAAAACATTAGAACAGCAGGTGGTCGATACCATCCTCCAGCGCAAGACAACCTCCCTGGAGATAGACGGACGCACCTACGAGATACCAGCACCGACACCAGCGACCATAATGCTGGTGAGCGAGGAAACCTCGAAGATGCCGTTAATTAACAAAGAGACGAAGAGCATCTTCCTCGAAACCCTCCGAACCGCCAGGGACTGCAAAGCCATCGGACGCATTGCCGCCATATTGGTGCTCGGAGCAAAGCGCATAAGGGAGAACCGCCAGGTCGTGATTTCAGAGACGAAGAAATGGAGCTGGCGACATTTCAGATTCACCAAGCACCAGGAGACCATGAGCGAGCTGGACTTTGTAGCCATGCGCATCATGGAGGACATCACGCCAGAAACGCTGAACGAGACCATCACCAAGCGACTCATGGAGATGCAGCTGGGCGATTTTTTCGGGCTTACCACTTCCCTATCCGAAATAAACACGCTGGCGAGAACCAAGGAAGTGGAACAGACAGCCCCTGGTCAATAATCATCGGCTGGGCGAAGAACATAGGAGCCACACCAGAGGAGATCCTATACGATTACAGCTACGCCAACCTTTCGCTTTATTCAGCAGCGACACCGCAGTTTGATGATGAGCAACCACCAAAATGGGATGCGAAACTCGACGCAAACAATCCCGAAAATTTCACAGATGACGAAGACGAAGAGGAAGTCTTCGTAAAGGAGTATTAAAATGGCAGATTTCGACAACGGAAGAGAAGGATTCTCGATAGGCATAGACGATTCACAGCTCCAATCGGACGCTGAGAAGGTGGTGCAGCAATTCGACAACATCGGAAGGCGAGCCACACAAGCAGGACAGAAGATAGACTCAGCATTCAATGGGGTCAGCACGGAAGCCCTGCAGCAAGAGACGAAGGCAGCGGAAGATAAAATCCACGACCTCGGCAACGCTACCAAGAGCGAGACCGAGAAGATGGACGCAAGCCTCAAAAAGATTGCTGCAGGAATTGGTGCGTACTTTTCAATCCAGCAGCTAACCCAATTCGAGAGCAAGGTCATCAGCATACGAAGCGAGATGGAAAGCCTGCAGACCTCCTTCAAGACCCTCGCAGGAGAGCAGATCGGTGGCGAGCTTTTCGAGCAGATAAAGGAATACGAACTCCGCACCCCAATGATTATGCAAGACCTCGCATCAGGAGCGAAGACCATGCTCGCCTTCAACATTCCTGCCCAGGACGTTATGCTGCACTTGAAAGCCATTGGCGACATTTCCATGGGCGACAGCGAGAAGTTCAAGAGCCTCACCCTTGCCTTCTCCCAGATGAGTGCAACAGGCAAGCTCATGGGACAGGACTTATTGCAGATGATTAATGCAGGCTTCAACCCATTGCAGGTGATTAGCGAGCAGACAGGCAAGAGCATCGGACAGCTGAAGGAGGAAATGGAGAAAGGCGCAATCTCCACCAAGATGGTGCAAGATGCGTTCCACGCAGCAGCCAGCGAGGGAGGTCAGTTCAACGGAATGCTCGAAGCACAGAGCAAGACCTTGAAGGGAGCGATATCCAACCTTGAAGGAGCCTGGCAGTACATGCTCAACGACATAGGCGAAGCCCAGGAAGGAGTCATCGTAGGCAGCATCGACATGGCACAGAAGATAATCGCCAACTACCAGCAGGTAGGACAGATCATCATGGGCTTGATTACCACATACGGAATCTACAAGGCAGCGGTGGTTACTGCCATTGCAGCCGAGAAGCTCCACATCGAGACGCTGACCATCGCCAAGGTGCGAATTGCCGTCGTAGAGAAGGTACAAGCCGCCCTCAACGCAACGATGCTCGCCAACCCATACGTAGCAGCAGCCACCGCCCTCGGTGTATTGGTCGGTGTATTGGTAGCCTGCCACGACAGCACCACGGCAGAAGAAAAGGCGCAAGCCGCCCTCAATGCAACCATGGAGACCTCAAGACAAAAGCAGCAGGAATACAACGAAGAGACCAACCGAGCCATCGAGAGAGCGCAGCAGGACGAGGATGCAACCCATGGACGCAGGAAGGCAATGAATCTGCTTATTCAGCGATATCCAGCCATCATAAAAAAATACATGGACGAAAAAGGAAACCTCCGTGACATATTAAAACTAAAGAGAGAGATTGCAGCACAGGATGGACTTAACAGTGTACGGAGTCTCCGTACAGAAAAGAACGACTCAGACAGAGCCACACGAGCCTTCAAGCTGCAACAGCAAGCAAGAAACAAGGCTTTCAGCGCAGGAATGGGTGCCAGCCAATACAGGCAGTTCTTGACAGGCTCGCAGCAAGCCGAAGTGGACTGGGCGAATAAATGGTACAAACAAAAGACGAACCAACCATGGTACCGAGGAGCCACCATCGAGGAAAAAATCAAGTTCTCGAAGGATAACAGCGTCGGAGCCAACAAGAACATCGCCAGGCAGCTGACTTCGCAGAATGCGGACAAATTCGCTGCGACATTCAAGGACATGACGAAGCACCAGCTGCAGCAGGTCATTAACACGCTCACCAAAGGCAAGAGGACAGGCAAGACCGCCCGCTTCAACTTGAAGGGTCTCGGCAACTACGCATACAGCCAGAGCGATATCCTGTCCATGCTTACCAAGGCACAGGGAATCGCAGCAGCAAGAACCAGGTCAAAAAGAACATACAATAAATCAGATTGGGAGAAGCAGCAGAAGGAGGCACAAGCAAAGCTCGACCAGATGGCAGACAGCCAGAAGGGAAGCAAGGAGTGGAACCAGCAGGTCTCGCTCGTTAAGGAAGCGCAAGACCACATCGCCAGCCGAACCGTCTCCACGCACCAATCGAGAACCACGGCAGCGCATAAGCAGCAGACACAAGCCGAGAAAACAGCCGAGGAGCAAGCCAAGGCTAACGAGAAGACGGCAGAGGAAACCTACAGATACAGCCAGCAGCAGGAACAGCAGCAGAAAGCCAACCAGCTGCTCCAGGCACAAGCCATCGTGGATGCCATGCAGGAGGGAGAGGCGAAGAAGCTCGCCCAGCTCGACCTCAACTACAAGAAAGAGAAAGAAGCCATCGACAAGGAGGAACAATCGCTCCTCCAGGCAAAGATAGACCATGCGAAGAACCTATGGGATGCAGATCCAAAGCATGAGAAGCAGGGCTTCTACGCAACAGGACAGCAGAAGGCTATCAAGCTAACCGATGCGGAAAAGGCTGGCATCACCGCCAAGAAACAATCGCTGGACGCTACAACGACCCAGCAGAGGAGCGAGCTCATCAAGGCATTGCTCGATAAATACGATGACGAGAACGAGAAGGCAGAGAAGACACGCAAGGCTATCACGGACGACATCGTCCAGCTCACCAAGCTGAGAGACGAAGCAGAGAAGCTTGGACAGAACGACATCGCCAAGAACTACGAGCACAAGAGGCAGCAGGCAGCACAAGCCCTGGAGGAGAACATACAAAGCGTTTACCTCGAGGAGCTGAAAAAATCCATTGATTGGGATGCCGTCTTCAACAACCTCGACCGACAGACAACCGAACAGCTGAAGGCAACGAGAGACAAGCTCACCGCATACAAGAACAGCAAGGAATACCAACAGGCGACACCCGAAAACAAAAAGGTGGTCGCCACGGCAATAGACCAGCTCAACGATGCCATCATCAAGGGGAGCGGAATATTCGGCAACCTGGCAGAGAACTGCAAGGCATACGAGAAAGCCAGCGAGCGATACACCACCGCCATGCAGGAGCTGAACACAGCCCTATCGGAGTTTGATGACATCGAGGACAGCGACGCACCAGAAGAGGCGAAGGAGGCTGCGAAAAAGAAGGTCGAGGCTGCACAGAAGAAGGCAGACGATGCGAAGAAAGACAAGGACACCAGCAAGGTGAACCGAGACAAGAGCTTCGACACCACCACGGACAACCTTATCCAGCTATCGCAGGCAATAACCCAGCTGGGCAGCACCAGCGAGATGAGCCTTTCAGAACTTGGCAACGTCGCCAGCAATGTAGCAAACGTATTCGGAGAGGCAGGCTCGAAGATAGGAGGCATCATCGGTGCCATCCTTTCATTGCTTGATGCAATACAGAAGCAGGGACTCTTCAAGTTCGTAGGTAACGCTTTTCAATCAGCATTCGGAGCGGTCGGTGGAGTTTTCCGAAGCCTTACAGGAAGCAAGCTATTCGGTACCGACACCAGCATCGAGGACACCATCAGCGACCTGACCCAATCCAACCAAGACCTGGAATCAGCCGTAACAAGGCTGACTGAGGTCATGAAAGACAAGGCAGGACAGGAAGCAACCGACACCTACCAGCGAGCGAAGAAGAACCTTGAAGATTCCATCGCCAACAAGCAACAGATCATGCGAGATACAGGTGGCGCATACAGTAACGGATTCATCGGCATAGGAGGAAAACACTCCTCCAACAAACACATAAACAAATCCATGAGCTCCGCTGATTGGCAGCGAATCAGCCAAATCACAGGAGAGAACGTCCGCTCAGCCTCGGACTTCTGGAACCTTACCAGCGAGCAGATGGCGAAGGTGGCAGACGAAGCGACAGACCTCTGGTCTAAGATTAAGAATGCCAGCAACGATGGATACAAGAGCAACGCCAGCAACATGGATGAGTACATCGAGTATTACAAGAAACTCATCGACTTGCAGAATGACTACAACGAGGCAGTGACGAACCTATCCTTCGACAACACCAGGGACGGATTGAAAGAGCTGCTGAGTGACACCACCAAGGGCGTGAAGGATGCAACCAAGAAGGTCAAGGAGTACATGGAAGAAGCAGTTCTTACATACATCACCAAGACCACACTCGCCAAGGATATGCAGGATTGGTACACGCAGTTTGCAAGCGCAATGGCAGACGGCAAGCTCGACCAAAGCGAAAAAACTGACCTCCAAAAGAAATACGAGGAAGCATACCGTAAGGGAGAGCAGGCAAGAGACAACGCCTACGCTGCCGCAGGAATCGACCCGAAGGAAGACTACACGCAGAGCAGCACAAGCGCAACTCTAAGCGGTGCGACGCAAGACCAGCAGGACGAGACAAACGGCAGACTTACCAGCATACAGAACAGCCTGTCCATTGTTGCAGATGCCGTCCAGCAGCAAGTGGAGAACAACGCCATCATTGCCAACAGCGCAGCCATTATCCGCAGCAACATGGACGACATGATGGAGATGCAGATCCAAGCCGTCGGGTACCTGGAGAAGATAGAGCGACACACCAGCGAGCTGCCATCGATGAACCAAAAGCTGGAGAAGATAAGAAAGAACACCGAAAAGTTATAAGGAGACAGAGGCATGAACAGGAAAGGCGAACTTTTCATCAACGACATGGACGCATTCGGCATGTGGGGCGTTTGCTTAAGCGACTCCTCCCTTTGCTCCCTGGTAGAGCCAGAGCCGCTGAAGGATGCGGTCAGCAACAAATCCTCCACAGAGGACGGAAAGCAGATACGCAAGGAGGCGAAGCCAAAGGTGGACGAACGGGACATCACACTATTCGTCCAGCTTTACGCAACCAGCAGGGACGACATGTTCAAGAAGCTCATCGCATTCAAGAAGGAATTGAAGAAGCGACGCATCAACATCAAAACCAAGTACGAGAAGGACGTGGTGTACAGGTGCGATTACAAGAGCTGCAAGCAATTCAAATCATATTTCAAGGGAATGGCGACATTCAGCCTCACGCTGAACGAACCGAACCCAGCCAACAGAGGAACCAAAGATTCAGACGATTATGAAGGTACAGCTTTATAACAGGGCGCAAGTCAAGGCATACACCATCCCTGTAGGCAGCGGAAGCACCTACACATGGAAGAAGCAGGAGGAGGAGTACATCACCGTGAACTTCTCCAGCGAATCCGTCCTGGCATTGAAGAAGGGATTCTACACCAACATAGAAAGCCTCGGACGATTTGAGGTCGTGGACTTGCCTACACCAACCAAGGCAAGCAAGGACATCGGCTACGAATACGAGCTGCGCCTAGACCGCCCATGGTATAAGTTCAAGAACCGCATCATCTTCTTCAGAAGAGGAAGCGTGAACGGAATGGAAGCCAAATGGAGCCTTACGGACACCCTACAGGCGCACGCAGGCATTCTGACGGACAACCTTGCCAACATCGGCTACACCTACGCAGGGAAGGAATACCTCGTTTATATCCATGATGACGTAGAGAAGAGGAACGAGGCGAAGCTGATAGCATACGACAGCACCACCCTGCTAGCTGCACTCGACAAGATAGCAGAAGCGTTCGAGACCGAATGGTGGATAACCGAGAATACAATCCATTTCGGCAGATGCGAGCAGGGGCAGACAATAACGCTGGAACAGGGCAAGGAGCTGAACGGACTGAGCAGAAGCGAGGACAGCGAGGAGCATGGCACTCGCCTCTACGCATTCGGATCAAGCCGCAACCTCAACCAGAACTACAGGCGTAAGCTGAAGAACCCATTCACGATAGACGGATTCCATACCCTCTACGGCACAAAGGTAAGATTCACAACCAACAAGCCGAAGAACTTCTTCAGCGAGAAGAGACGCATCAAAATAACCAGCTACAGCAAGTACGAAGGTCAGACGTTCACATTCAAGGTCGTAAGCGGTTCATACACCAACCCAGCAGCAGGACAGACGGTGTCCTGGAATAACCCAGTCTTCGAGATTGAGGTGGGCAGCATGGTAGATGCAATCGGCTTTCAGAACGGAACAGGCGTTCAGTTCATCATCGGAGATGAAACAGGTGGACAGACAGAGGACAGCAAGACTACGATGGTGAAGGTGGAGCGAGACAGCTACCCTATTTTTAGTTTCAAGAACTTGCAGCTTCAGAAGAAGGCAATCACCAAAAACACCAGGGTGACGCTGGCAGACAAGACGGAGACAGGTATCGAGTTCGTCGGCATAACCTCCGACGGAACAGACAACGTGAACGACGGCAGGGACTGCTACGCCTTGGCAGATACCAAGCAGCTGACAGGAAGCAGCCAGCAGGTCACCCTCTCCCATCTTGCCATGGCATACGTCAGCAAGCTCTACACGGAGCCGATAGACGGACAGAACGAGGTAGCAATACAAGGCGTCAGCGACACCATCCTCCAGCTGCCAATCGGAACCCCATACATCGACAGCGACGTGAACCTGGATCCAGACGATATCATGGACATCGTAAAGACATACGAGGACATCTACCCAAGGGCACTGCTTACCATTACGGAGGTCATGGAGATAGCAGCCAAGACAACCGACACGGACACAGGCAACGTGACCTATTGGACAGCATACCGATTCAAGGCGAAACTCCAGGATGGTTCACCATTCGTTTTCGACAGCATCTACGAGACGCAGGAAGAAAACAAGCCGCTGAGCATCCATTTCGAGAGCGGTAAGCTGAACGGAATGGACTTCGAGGTACACTTCAACCCAGATGCAGACACCGACGACAAGCAGCTCTTCGAGATTACCAGGAACGACACCTACACCCTCGAGCTGCCGAACGAGACGATGAAGCCAGCCGTAGGAGACACGCTATACATGTACAACATGGACATTACCTTCATTGATGACGAATTGGTGGATGCAGCGGAAATGGAGCTGAAGGCAGAAGCCGAGAAGGACATGAAGAAGATGAAGGTGGACAGCGGTACCTACACAGGAACCAAGAACCCCGTCCTTTTCGGACAGAAGGGAATCGAGCTGACATACGGCAGCAAGGTGAAGCTCGTAGCACCCGAGTACTTCGATGCAGAAGACCATGCAAGGGAGAGCCGCATCATCGGATGGGAGCTAGACCTTGAAGACTTGACGCAGGGCGAATACACCATAGGCGAGAGCAAGCATTCAAGCAGGAGCGATACACTTGCAAGCACCGTGGACGAAATCGTGTACTACAACAACCAGCTGCAGAACACCACCGCCCAGGGCAACCTGCCTGCATACGACAAACTCATCACGGAGCTGCAGAATAAGATGCAATTCCTGGAAAAGCGGATGGACACCAAGCTGAGCAAGGTCTTCGAGGACACCGCCCAGCAGCTCATCACCCTATACAAGGGCATGACGATCGGTGAATTCGTGAGCGGACAATTCGGCAAGGGAGGACACATAGACCAGATGGGAAGGGCAGAACTTCATAGCCTCACGCTCCGAGATTTCCTAGAGGATCCCGAATTAAGATGCAACCGAGTGACAATCCAGATAGGCAACCGGTGGAGAGCTCCAGGAGGAGGCATCATCAAGGAAGTGATACCAGACACCGACAGCGACGGCAACCAGCTGGCAACAGGAACCATCGTCCTCCACCTCCAGGACGGAGAGATAGGAAAGATTGCCGTTGATGACATATGCCAGGGCATCTGGCATGAGGGGATGAACATCGAGGACAACGAGAGCGACGACTACGACGATGGCATCGGCAACTTCAAGTTTGCAGGATTCTATACGGCATACTTCCGAATCACGGAAATCATAGACAACACCCACAACAGCAGGGTGCGCTACGCATTGCGTCCGACAAGCGATACCTGGAAGACGCAGCACCACCCACACGAGGCGATGCACTTTGTGGCATACGGCAACTTCAGCGACACCACGAGACAGAAGAGCCGCTACAGCACGCTGACATACGAGCGGTACCTGACGGACGTGAACAATTGGGAATTCAGCAAGGACATGATAGCCGCCCAATTCGGAGACTTGACGAATCTGAACATTTTCGGCTTCAATATGAAGGGCTACTCCGCTTACCTTAACAACATCTACATGAGCGGTACGATAGAGCAGTTCGAGAACATGGGCAGGAAGATGTACATAGACCAGAACCTGGACGGACACATGGCAGCGGATGAAACGGAGACCGTCACGATTCAGATCCTGGACGGATACATGCAAGACCACACGTCCGAATACAGCATCAAGGTGGAGCGAGATACAGGAGACACGGCATCCGATGCCGTCTGGAACGCCAAGCCCGAGCACCTAAACTGCGGCTCATCGTTTAAGATTTCGTTTTCAGATTTGCACATCAACCCGAACCACAGCGGAATCAGCACCCTATTCTACGTTATAGCAGACGACGGAAAAGACACTCCGATAACGGAGCCATTAGAATATTAATATTTAAAGCAGAGGAGAAACAGAATGGCAAACAAAAAGAGGACATTCCAATCTGAGCGCAAGCACACAAGGCTCGACTTTTCGCCATTGTATCTGACATGCGAGCTGGTCTGCATCACGCCAGACGCACCGACGGCACAGACAGCCGACAGTGCGCTGGGGCAATACGAGCCAGACCGCTCGATTACCCCGACAATCATCAGACCGCAGACGACGGTCAATGACCCCGACGGAATCTTCACGTCGGGAATCAACAACAGGAACCTTGCAAGCGACCAGCACGCATGGTTTGTGAATTCCACGCCTATCGCCAAGGTTTGGAAAGAGGGAACAGACTACGAGATCATCAAGGACGATACGGATGACAACGGCAGTTTGAAGGTGATGCGAAACATTACACCAGGAGAGGTGGCGGCACTTTCGTACACGGGCATGTTCTACGATTTCAGAACTGGAACGAACAATTCGGTGAGCGGAAGCGGAATGGCACTCACCACGACAGACAAGGGAGAAAACAAGCTGGCATGCTGCGTAGATTGCGAACAGCTCATCTACGACCCACTGAAGGATGCGCTCCTCCTTTACGAATACCTGGTAGCGGAAGGCATCGAGACAGCAGGGCAACGAGCCAAGTTCGTGAACGGAAAAAGCTACGAGCGAACCGTAACCATTACGCTCACCCAGGGAGACGCTACGCTGATGAAGCTGCCAGCAGGAATCACGATGCGCCTCGTGGAGCGAGGAAAGACGGCTGCACTTGCAGCAGGAACGCTCCAGCACCCAGAAATCAAATCGATAGAATATCCGACAATCGGATTCGATATGCGATTCACATGGGAGAAGGAGTTCGAGGTTCAGTTTGTCGATGCCAAGGGCAACGTGAAGACCAGCACAGGCATCACTCTCATTCGAGACATGAGCCTGCTGACACAACACGACGTGGCGAGAGGCAACGATGTAGTCCCAGGACAGCAACGCTACAACAACCACGGAATTTTTGCCGCAGGAAGCCAGCTCATCCAATACCCAGAGCTGTACTACAACATTCAATGGTGGACACAGGCGAGAGTTTATAACGCCACCAGCAAGGCGTATCAGTTTGCAGATAAAATCTACAGACAGACCGGCGAAAAGATGGAGTGCAGCGTTGATTCATTGGGCATCGGCTACGAGAAGAACCTTAGCTGGTTTGATGTTTCGATGGACATCGAGGAACGAGAGCCAGCAGCGATTCTGACAAGCGAGAACGCAAACATCGTCCTCACGGACGAGAAAGGTAAGGTTTTAATTTTTTAGCTTATGAGATACGCAATTGTAGAGACAAGCAAGGCAGAAGCCAAAGGGCTGAAAGCCAAGCTCCATCGAACGAACAACACAGGTTCGAAGATGGCAGTGAACGAGAACGAATTGCTGAAGGTGAACGAGACCCCCGAGACAGCAGCAGCAGAGCTCGGAGGAAAACTACAGGAACTGCAGGAATTCAAGAATGAACTTAATAAATGGGACGAATAACAAATGGGAAACAAGATTAAAGGAGCGTTCACGGTGCGTTTCATCAGAATAGGCGACCAGATCTACGTCAGCAAATCCATCGTGAAGTTTGACAAGGCAGGAGCGGAAAGCGGAGGCTCGCTCTTCCAGGCAATCGACCCGACAAACGGAATATTGTCCGTCGATTGGAAGACCGACATCTACAACCAGCCAGCCTTGAAGGTGGGCATCAAGAGTGCAATCGGCAACCCTGTAACGATTACAGGCATCAAATGGACGTACCGAGGCACGGAGCTGACATTCAACACCAGCGCAGCCACCACAGGCAACTACACAGGCTGGAACCTGTCAACAGATGGCAAGTTTGCCAAGAAGGAGGTGGACGGCTACTGCTACCTGCGACTGATTGACAACGCAGCAAGCACCACCATCATCTCGAACCAAATCATCGGATATGAAATCAGCTACATATCCAACAACGTCCGAGGCTCCATCGCAGGAACGGAGGATGTGCTGATTCAGCAGGCAGGAGCAGACAGCTACAGCATCAACATCACGACAAGCCGAAGCACGCTGAATGCGACAGACAAGAGCACCACGCTGACCGCATCATACCTGTACGGTACGAAGCCAATCAGCGATGAGGAATTCGCAAAGAATTGGAAGCTGGAGTGGTATAAGGATTTCGTCCTCATGAGCGGACAGAACGGAAAGACCATCACCGTAACGAGAAGCGACGTAGATGGCAGCTCCGTATTCAGCGTCAAGCTCCTGCACAAGGAAGGCGATAACTGGGTCGCCAAAGCCGTCGATGCGCAACGAGTAACGGACGATTCAGACGAATGGATCATCGACTCAAACCCAGACGGAGCGAACCCCGACGCTATTTCAAAGACAAGCAACGCAAAGTTTGTCCTTTCGCTTAAGCAGAACGGAGTGAAATACACAGGAACCATAACATGGGGATGGGAAGTGTACAATGCGTTCAACGTAAAGACCTACACAGGCTCGGGAGCAAATGTAACGCTGACAGCAGAAATGGCGAAATGCGTACCAGACGCAAGCAACCAGGACAAAAATTATTATTCAGATGTAACCTACGAAGTGACTGCATCAATCTCATAACATTTAAAAAGGAGAATAGATATGGCAGACGTACAATATCAGAAAGTAACAGAATTCGGTACCACAACCGCTTTGAACGGAAGCGACTACGTGTTTGTAATCGCAGGAGGAACACCGAAAAGAATCACGCTCGACAACCTGCGAGCAATGATGGAAGAGAACCAGCAGCAGTTCTTAGATGAGAACGCATTCTGGATTGAAGAGAACACAGCATCAAGCAGGGGATCCGCATACTGCGAGACAGGAGGCAACAGCCTCATGCGCCAGATTTGGCTGTCGAAGATTACGGCAATCCTCATGACACCAGACGGACACTTCACCCGTCTGAACCCGAACGACCACCGCTACACAGCAGACGGAGACCAGGTCGTGAAGGACGGAGCCGTGGTAGCAGCATACAAGAATGCCGATTGGTTTGGTATGCTCGATGGCGGTTATTGGAACTACCTCCAGGAGGTGACAACCGGAGGAGTTAAGCACATCCGACACCACATATCGCTCACACCGCTGCCAGGTGGCTGGTTTACCAAGAACGTCCCTGTCGGCATGTTCAAGTGCACCATTCAGAACGGACAGATGCGAAGCATTCCGTTTGTGGTTCCGAGCGCAAGCAGCAACATTAATCAGTTCTTCAACTACGCCCAGGCACGAAGCAAGAACCATGGACTAGCAGGCGAGCCGTTCAGAAACCTGCTCCTGCAGTACATCATGGCGAAATACGGGTACCGAGACATTCAGAACCTCACGGCATCCGATGGTACCAAGATTTTCGGCTACGGTCTTGACGGAACTGAGAAGAGCGCAACTTCAACATTAGGGGACGGATTCGCAAGACAGAAGAACATCAAGACAGGCGCATGCCTGGCATTGGGCTACAGCGACGGAAAGGTCGCTGTCAAGGACGAAGACAACTTCACATGCCACAGCGTAAATGTTGGCGTTTGGGGTGACCCATACGGTCAATATTGGGAAATGGACGGACACCTTTGCTCGGTAGGAAGCGACGTTTATCAATGGGACGACAACTTCATGCCTACAGGCAAACCGACGACGGACACCTTCAAAGCTATCAAGTACAACAAGCTGACCCGAGCAACAACCGACGGACTCCAGAACGCAGATATCAACCTCATCACCACGAAGGGAGCGCAGCACATGAGCTACGTACCGCTTAAGGCGCATACAGGCGTGAGCTATGGAGATAACTATTGGTACAACGCAGAGGGGCAGCTGTGGCTTGGTGGCGGCCGCTCGGACTTCGGTGCGAATTGCGGTCTCGCTGCTGCGAGCTCGAACGACGCCTGGTCGAATGCGAATGCGATCTTCTCGGCTCGGCTTGATTACCATGGCGACCTTAAAGAGGTCACCTCTGCCGAGCTGAAGAGACTCCTGGCATCTTAAAAAGGAGCAGGAAACTCAGCGAGAAAGACATTTCAAAAGGGAAGGACAGCTGTGGATTGGTGGCGGCAACTCGAACAACGGTGCGAATTGCGGTCTCGCTTATGCGAACTCGAACAACGCCTGGTCGAATGCGAATGCGAACATCTCGGCTCGAATTA